CATTATTTATGAAGTTGCTTTTCAAAAATGTTATCTCATCAAATTTATCCTCTGGAGTAAGATCAGGAGACTTATCAGGCATTGTTGCTTTCATACCAAAAAGAGTTGCTGTTTTTGCTACTTCTATCCTATCAAATTTATCTGTCAATTTATTGTAGTAGCTATTTGTATTGGTCTTGACCCCACAAAGATTATCATCACCCATAAAAACTGCAATTATATCTCTACCTAAACAATCTAAAGGAATTTCTAATCTAATACAAGTCAAAGCAAAAAGGATAGTATTTACTATTATGTTGGAAATGGTAGTCATACCACAAGGAACACCGGATGGAAGTCCATGATGATCAGTATACACTACATCTTTATAAACATGTTGAGTGTGTATACATTCCCACCATAAAACTTTTCTTACTTGATTTTCTTCTTCAGTAGCTCCATGTAATGTGTACCAATCATTAATTGCATCTACCATAATTTCATGAAGGATAGGAGGAATAGAACTATCATATGCTGTATAATCAATACCAAAAACCCTCTTACAATCTTTCAAATCTAAACCCAAGGTAGGAAATAATTGTGTGCTATCACAAGCCAAAGCTGAAAAAAGGCCTGGACCAGCATTTTGTGGATCTGAATACAATAATCTAAAAGAACCAAAATATTGTGCAAATAATACCATATAATCTAATTGAAAAAAATTTATGACTCTACTACTACCACTTGCAATTTTTGAAAGTTTTCTTAGTTCATCCTTGATAGAATCTCCGCAAAAAGAATCATCTGGTACTAACCCTTTAAGAGCTAAATCCAAACGATAATCTATACGGTCTGTCAGAACTGATTTAGGTGTATAAACTTTCAGTCCTGGACGAGGTTGTAGATAAGGGTCATTTATCAATTCGGAAACTGTAAAATGACTATCATCTAAAATCTCTTCATCAAAGAATGGAAACTTACCTTTACCTACTTTGTTGTAAACTGGACCTGCACTTTTGTTCATCAGTAAACCAGTTTCTCTGGTCCATGCTGTTGAATTGCCAGTATCAAATCCATTTACAACATCATAAATTGGTAAAACTCCCACTTCTCTAATTGGAGTGAATCCTGACCAAGTTTCAACTAAGAATTTCTTTACTCTACTTATAACACCACTAGTTAAAGGAAATTTGACTTCATACTGTTTATTAGTTTTATTAATCATTTGGTTATCAAAACTTCTAGGATCATCTAATCTTCTATCAAAGGAATCTAATGCTGAATTACTATGAGTAGGAGGAAATAAACCATATAAAGGACTTTCACGAATTACTGTTTTCCCAAAATTAAAACAAGTTTCATTTTCTTTAGCCCACCTTATACCTGAATAATATAAAGGATCATCTGAATTAAAATACCCATTTTGCTGTTTCATTACTGTTTCATCATTTTCTACAATCTCTTTTACTCTGGAAATAGGTTTAAAATAATCAATAGCATATTGAATCATATCTTGAGTGACAAATCCACCACCACTAGTTGAATTAGTTCCAAATTGATGCATACCCATTATTACACTATCATCCCCAAAATAAGCTGTATTTTTAACTAAATAAGGTGAACCACACATACCTACTGATCCTGGTAAATTTGTACAAACTCTATCAGTATATTGAACCATTTTAGTACTACCATCTGCCAAAGTTATAGACACAACTGCACTATTTATTTTCCATTTATTGACTGTTTGAACCATACCCAAACCACTTTCTCTTGAAATAGTTATTCTTGAACCAGGTTGATTGTGTATCCTATCAATATGCTCATGTTTAATAAAATTTTTCCTTAAAGATCTAAAACCACTTAGTGAAAACCCTAAAGAATAAAATGCGACATCATGATCACTAGGATCACTCCATATTCCATCACCCAAATTCTCTTCCATGGTTATTGGAAGTAAATTTTCAAAATTAATTGAAAATTCATATTTCTGACCTTTTTGGCCAAATTCAATAACACATGGATCTCCTTCAACTGATGATCTGAAGAAGTGATGAGGAATTAAAATAACACTGCTCTCTACAACTAATATATATAAATAATTATGATTTCTACAATTAGTTATTTTACCCAAATTACTTGCTACCTTAGAATGAATATCATTTGAATTTTGTTCTATTGAAACATTTAGCTTTGGTTTAGCTTTAGCTGCTGAAAATCTAACCCCTCTTCTAACTCTTGAAGTTGCATCTCTTGCATCTGTGCTATACATTTTACTTTCTTCTTCAGCAGGGAAATATTTATCATAATGTTCTTCTAATTTATCTTCATATTTATAATCATAAGCCTTTATAGCTTTGGCTGTACTTTCTCTAATACTACCTCTTTTATCAATATCTTGCTCAGCACATAATTTTAAATGATTTCTTTGACGTTTCAATCTGTCCTCAAACATCCAAGTTTCAGTTGGATCTCTATCAAAACCCATAATTTGTTTCAAATTTTCTTTGACAACACCCAATTGACCACCGAGCATTGCTGATGTTTGCAAAATAAATACAGTTAATAAAGCTACATTTATATAATTTAAGATAGTACATATTTTATCACCCAGATCATGATGACCATTTACAGTATCATAAATTAAATCATTAATATCACCCCAAATAATACTAAGACCTCTAACACCTCTTTTAAAATTAGACCTTAATGTATCAGTAAAACCACCATAATCTCCCATTGAATCATGCATCTCTTCACCTATTTCAGCCCATTTCATAATCCAATTATAACCTCTATCTGAACCTGCCAATAGTTGCCTAGCATAACCAATCTCTGGAAATAAACCTGTTGTTTTTATAATAAATCTGTAAAAATCTGACTCATAATTATCAATATCTGTACTTGATGAGGCATACATAATCAAATTTTCAATCCTATCTTGTAATCTGTATAAATTAGATTCAAAATATTTGTTAGCAGTTAAATCCACCATACAATTTGTAGTATCATCATAGTAAAGTTCTCTATTACTCCAAGCTCTATACATTTTAACAAAATAATTACTACTTTCATTAAACTTTTTTGCAAAATTAACATTGGACCTACTATCTCTGTTTCTATGACCCTGATTTGAACTACCATTAACAGAACCAGGTAAATTTCTTTTAAAAGCTTCTCTTAAATAATCTGTAATACCCCCTTGCTCCTCTGATATCAAACCTGACAAATCCATACCTGAATACTCTCCTACAAGAGTCTCGTGAACTTTAGGTGTTGTTTTCAAATTATCGTGATACTGATACACA